AGCTACCGATGCTCATTTCACTGATGAGGAATTACAGGTCTTCCTGACTATGGAGGGCTCAGTTTATCTGGCTGCAGCCGTTGCTCTTGAGTCATGGGCAGCTTCTCTAACTGAGACTACAATCAGCGAAAAAATTGGAGATTACTCCTACACCAAAAAATCAGCTGATAGCAAATTAGCTTTGGCCGAAAGGATGAGAGCACTGGATATTGGAACTCCAGCTGTGGCTTGGGCTGAGCCTAATATCACCGATATTACTGCTGAGGAAGAGGAGGAAGATATATAATGGCCTTTGCAGAATTATTGGTTGATACCTTCATTCCCCAGACTAAGACCATTACTGATGATGGTACTGTGGGGAGAACCGAGATCTGGACTGACGGAGATTCTTTCTTAGGAAGATTGAGCTCAGTATCTGTCAGAGAGAGTATAACCAATAAACTGGTCTCAGCTTCTCTTCTCTCATCTGTGGCAGTATATTCCTCACATAGATTATTTTGCCTGGGAACAGTTACTCTTACTGAACAGCAAAGGGTTAAACTTGGAACAAGAACCTTCGAAATTAAAGGTGTCAATAATCCATCTAACATCGATCACCACAAGGAAGTTGACCTACTGGAGGTCATATAATGTCTGAATTAGTTTGGTATGGGAGAGAAAGGGAGAGGGATATTAAAGATAAATTGCTCAAAAATATGGGCAAAGTGGTATCTGTGATGGATTTGGATATCAAACAATCAATGATATCTACACCCAGAGGCCTTCCTGATAAATCAGCAAGGTCGGGAAGTAGGAGTTTACCAGGCCAGCCACCAGCTGTACAAACAACGGCACTGATAGGAAGTATCTTTACCGATGTTGGTGAAAAAGGGAATTTAATCATTGGTAGAGTAGGTTCCAAGGATGTTAATTATGCCAAGGCTATGGAATTTGGTTTACCAAAAAAGGGTGTGGCCCACAGGCCTTGGTTATTCCCAGCCTTAGAAAGAATAAGAAGTAAGATTCGGGGAATATTAGCAAATGATTGAAGCATTAGTAACTGGATTTTATAATCAACTCAAAGGGAATGTAGCCCTTCAAACTAAACTGGGTGGAGTTGTTGCTGACCCTAAAATATATCATGCAGTGGGTCTTCAGGGTACGATACCACCCTATATAGTATTTGGCCTTCTAACAGATGTTCCTGAATCAACTTTTGCTAAGGCCTCTGCTATTGAAAGAACCACCTTCTATGTTAATATTTTTAGCAAGACCAGTCCTGCAAATTTACTTCAAATTGCTGATTTGGTATTCACAGCTATGGATGATGTTTCTTTGACAGTAACTGGATACAGCTCAATGGTATGCAGAAGGGAATATACTGGAAATATCATGCAGGACTATGATACTAGAATTTATATGATGGCCCTAAGATACCGAGTATTGATAGGAAAAAATTAAGAGGTGTATTATGGCAAAAAAACAAGAGCAAGAGGTTAAGCAAAATATCACTACTGGTGATATGATCAAGAAGGCCCAGGTTCTTGAACTTCCAAACTCAGGTACTTGGCTAACGGATTACGACCTGGGAGCTAAACTCGATGACCTAAGAGTAAAATATAAAATCAAATCCATATACCTTAGCCACAAGTCTGTGGTAATTGAAATCTTCAAGGAGGCATAATTATGGCACATTACGCAGGAAAAGCTGGAGAAGTAGATACCGGTGCTGGAGTCACTGGTATCAAAGCCTGGGGTCTGGATTATGTAGTCGAGATGCTGGAGACTACTGATTTCGCAGATGCAGGAGTAAGGACCTACCTGGCTGGACCATCAGGCTGGTCAGGAACTTTTGAGGGTCTTAAGGATGGTGTTCCTCTTACGGTAGGAGCTTCAGTATCCCTTACCCTCAAGGAGACTCAAACAGCCACCCAGAAGTGGACTGGAACAGCTTTTATTACCGGTTGTCATGGAGCCGTGGCTGCTGATGGACTGGTAGAATACAGCTATGACTTTCAGGGTACCGGAGCCTTGGTAATACCGACTGCATAAAGGATGGTGAACAATGAGTCATTATGCAGGTAAGAATGGAAATGTTTACACTGGCTCTCTTCTGGTAGAGGACTGTGAAGATGCCTGGAACGAGTCTGTAGATGGTTCGGTAACAGCATCACTGGACGCCGCAGACTTTAAGGTCGGAGCAGGCTCAGCAAAATTCGTAACTGTTACCGCAGGGGCGACAACTCTGCTGGCCACAGAGGCTATCACCAAGGACCTCACAGGATATGACATCCTCTACCAGTGGATTAAGTGCTCAATCAACACAGCGGCTGGTGACCTCGAGATACACCTGGACAATACTGGTTCATGTGCATCACCCCTTGAGACACTGGCTGTTCCAGCACTTGCAGCTGGAGTTTGGACAAGAATTGCAATGAAACTCGTAACACCAGCCTCTCTTGGGTCTTTAATATCTATAGGATTATACCAAAAGGTTAATCTTGCAGATTGCTCTATCTGGTTAGACGACATCAGGGCAGTGGCTATGGTAGACGGTATCAAGGCCTGGAGCATGGATTACGTAGTTGAGATGTTGGAAACAACAGACTTCGGTAGCGCAGGAGTCAGGGAATACATAGCAGCTGGCTCTGGTTGGTCAGGAACTTTCGAAGGATTAAAAGATGGAGTACCCCTTGGGATAGGTTCAGAGGTAGTCCTGGTATTGTCAGAAACAAATACATCAGGGCAGTGTTGGATTGGTGATGCCTTTATCACAGGGGTCCATCCAGCAGTCTCGTCAGATGGAATAGTAGAATATAGCTACGATTTCCAGGGTACAGGAGCTTTACAGATAGCAACTATCTAAGGGGGAACATGGAAGGCCAGATAGGTACATTGATACAAAACGAGGAGCAGATTGGTGGATTTTACAATTGGTCCACTGATCTGCTTCTGGACCGCACCAAAGGAAAAGATGGTACCGATTATCAATTCCAGAGGCTGAAGTTGGTCTCCAATGAGGTATGGCTTTTTAAGCACCCTGTGAAACCAGAGATGGTAGTCTGTTTATACCAATTGATTGATGATAGGTTGGCTCTGGTTATGAAAAAGGAAACTACCATCAATCTACCCAAGCTTCCTCTCAATGTTAAATACCTATGGCCCCTGGAGGCTGTATGGATGAGATAATTGTATTCTTGATTCTAAGAACTGGATGGACTTTGGAATATACTACCAATCTGGTAAAGACTCTTCCTGTCAAGAAGTTAAATTCATTGATTGATGAGATGACCTATCAGAAGGCGATGGATGATTACAGAAGCCTATGTAATTCAGCTTTGATAGTAGCAACCTTAGTATCCAGTAAGAATAGAAGATATAAAATATCTGAGATAGCTGGACAGTCTCCTAAGCGTAAACAAGAACCTGAAAAAATAAAGGTAGCCGCTAAAAAAGCAGGGATTAAAATCCCGGAGGGATAATGGAAGAGTTAATTAAACAGGACAAAAAATATATTATCCAGATATTGGGGAAGGAATACGCACTCCCTCCCATCAGCTGGGGAATATTATATCTGATAGAGGAAAAATTCGGATGTAATATAGTTGATTTGATACCATTACTTCAAAAATCGCTATATAAAAATTCTCTGGATTTGGTCCTGATTCTACTTCAAGATTCACATCCTGAGATTACCAAGGAAACACTGAATAAAGTAACTGATAACAAGGAGATATCTTTAGTCATTAAATCCATAAGTGAACTTCTAATGGACTTCTTTGGAGATAATTAATGGAAGATAAACTCGCAGACCTTTACATTGAAATAACAGCTCGAACTGATAAATTAAAGGCTGACCTTGCGAAGGCTGAAACCCAGATTAAATCCACTGGGGATGAATTAGAGAAGACTGGAGCCAAAGCCACAAAGGCTGCTGGTGGAATGGGTTCAATGATGGGTCCGGCTCTTATAGCTGCAGGTGTGGTAGTAGCTGCAGCCTTTGCAGATGTGGTAAAGGATACAATGGCTGTGGGAAGAGAGTTGACTCTGATGTCCCAAAAGACAGGCCTTTCAACTACCTTCTTACAGAATATGGGATATGCTGCTAACCAGACTGGTCTTAATATGAATGATGTTGCAGATGCCTCAATGAGGATGGGACAAACTATTGTGAAGGCTGGAGAGGGAAATAAAGCAGCTGTGAAGTCCTTAGAAAA